GGACGGTTGGCGGAGAGGTTATGCCAGCCGGATTGACGTTGACCTATACGCAGCCAACCGGTGGTACTGGTGATCCACTCTTTACAACTGCCATCAGTAACCTCGGTGAAGCGGAGGTTGACTATGTTGCCATGCCGTTTACTGATTCAACATCTATGCTGGCTTGGGAAACTGAGTTTGGGTTTTCTGACACCGGCAGGTGGGGCTTCATTCGACAGCATTACGGTCAACTGTTCAGCGCCAAGCGTGGAACCTATATGGACTTGATCACGTTTGGTGATACCCGTAACAGTGCTCAAATGTCGGTGCTTGGGATTGAGAATGGTAGTCCCACTCCGACTTATGAATGGGCTGCGGCATACACGGCGAAAGCCGCACGTGCGTTCATAAACGATCCGGCACGACCGTTGCAGACCTTGTCGCTTGATAGTTGTTTAGCGGCTCAGAGCCATTTCCGCTTTTTGCTACCGGAGTTGAACGGTCTTGCTTATGGCGGTATCGCTACGCAACGGCAGATTACAACGGTCCCGCAGATCATGCGGGAGTCAACGACATATACCAAGAACCTCTATGGCAACTTGGATGATGCGTATGAACTTTGTACAACGTTGGCTACGTTGACGAAGCTCCTCCGGAATCAGCGGCAGGCAATTACCAGCAAATTCCCACGTCACAAGTTGGCAGATGATGGTACTCGCTTTGGTGCTGGTCAGGCGATTGTTACTCCGAAAATTATCAAAGCGGAGTTGGTCGCTGAATATCGCATTGATGAGTTCAATGGGTTGGTCGAAAATGGGAAAGCCTTTAAGACCCATCTCATTGTCGAGCGTGATCCAAACGATCCAAATCGAGTCAATGTGCTGTATCCGCCTGATCTCATCAACCAGCTGAGGGTCTTTGCAGTTCTGGCGCAGTTCAGGCTCCAGTATGATCGTGGACTTGATACGGTTATAGCAGCATAAGAGTTGCTGAACCCGCCCACCGCTCCGGATGGACGTGGGAGTGACCGGGGAATGCAAGGGGCACGGCTGATGATCGCAGTCACGCGGGAGGCACGGCCCCACCTTCCTTTTTGAAAACAGGAGAAGCTAAATGGCGCAAAGAATAGCTGGGATTGCCTACCTCAAGGTGGACGGCAATCAATACCCGTTGCGGGGAAACTTTACAGTAACCCCGTCCGTGATCGAGCGTGCAGGTTTGGCAGGTCAGGATTACATTCACGGATATAGTGAACTGCCGCGTGTTCCTTCGATTGAAGGAGATGTGTCAACAGTCCCCGGTCTTTCTATTGAGGACTTTGAAGCGCAGGTCAATGTTACCGTGACAGCGGAATTGGCAAACAATTCCGTCTACGTTCTGCGTGAGGGCTGGTGTGTATCTGCCCTTGCTATTAACGCCCGCGATGGTCTAGTCAGGATCAAGTGGGAAGGCATCTCTTGCGATGAGATAATGTAATGGTTGATGAAACAGAACAGAAACTTGAAGAGCATCCGAAGCAAGTCAATGGAGCCGAAGTCACTTCCACCGATCTAATCATACCGTTGCGCAAGGCAGTTATTGCGCATGGTGAGGAAGTGAAGGAATTAAAATTCCGCGAGCCAACTGCTGGTGACATCGAGATATGTGGGACACCGGTTATGATCGACTTCTTAACCGGTGAGCAACCAAAGCTGACGTTTGAAACGAAGGCGATGTTTGCTATGATGTCCCGGCTTGCGGGTGTTCCTCCCTCTACAATTAAGTCAATGCATACAAAGGATTGGGGGTATGCAGCCTTAGCTCTGGCGCACCGTTTTTTTATTCCAGAGATGTAGAGGACAACTTCATCCTCGATTGTTACAGGCTTGCAAAATACTACGGTCGTAACCCGCGTGAATTTCTTGATATGCCGTTTTCTGAAATAGCACGGCACATTAAGTGGACATCGCGGCTGGAAGAGATATTGAGGCCGGTGGACGACGATGCCTGATGATTTTGATTCAGAAGGAATGCTGGCGTTCTTTGGCCGGCTTGGAAAGGAGATTGACGACTTTAAAGTGAAGATTGTTGGCCTCAATGAGGCTGGCAATGCGATGAAGAAAATGACTGACGAAACTGAAAAGTTTGGTCAGACTATTGAGCGACATACGCGTGGTGCGTTGCGCGGTATGGAGAGTTCAGTTAGCAGTCTTATCGGTCTAGTTGGAGGTGCTGGCGGTCTTGCTTTAAGCGTTGCTGGTGCAGCTCAGGCACTCGATAAGTTTGCAGTTAGTGGATTACAATTACGAAATTTTGCGGTCAATACTGGCTTTAGTGCAGGAGCTATAAAGAACCTGCGCGTTCAATTGTCTGCTGCCGGTTTAAATGCCAATGAGGCGTCGCAAGGCATTGGTAATATTGGCGCCAAGTTGCAAGAGGTTTTGGCGCTACAAGAAACATCAGGCTTCTATCGTTCATTACAAGCCAGTAGTCCTGCGTTGGCTGAACAAGTTCGTCATTTGATGAATGCTGGCAAGCAGCAGGAAGCATTAAATGTTTTACAAGATGCGTACAATAAAGGAGGAGAGCGGTTCAAGGCTTGGTTGCCGACTGTTACGGGTGTTTCCCGTGCAGCGTGGGAAGCTCAGCGATACGGTATGGAAGGTTTGATTAAGCCTTGGACATTTCTTACTGCTGACTCTGAAAAATATCATAAGACAATGGTCAATCTTGAAACAATTTTTGATGGTGTTTGGAAGTCAATGACCTATACGATGCTAGAAGGTCTTATCAAATTGACTGGTAGTGATGGTATGGAAGGGTTAAATAAAAAGGCGAAAGAGTTTGCAGATAATTTTAAAAAGTTTTTTGATGAGAGTGTTATTCCAACTTTGAAAAGTACGTTTGAAGAAGTCAAGGCCATCATTGCTTGGTTTGAGAGACAAGCAAAGATGCGTGATATCCAACAAGGAGGCAAATTGCGTCCTGAGGAATTTATCAGACGTCGTAATGAATCTGGTACTTTTAACGCGTGGGGATGGTTAAAGGAGCAGCTTGGTATTGATAGCGGAGAAGATGCAGAAATTCCAAAGAATGCGCGTCCACGTTCATTCAGCCGTGAGTCAATTGTAGAAACCGAAAAGGATTCAAACCGTCTCTTGAATGATGTACGTGATATTATAGTCAAGTGGGATGATGAGTTGGGAGGTTTGGGAGGAAGTGGTGGAGTGGGAGGCGGGATATGGGGCGGTGGTAAAGGCGGGATGGGCGGTGGCGGAAGTGGTGCTAGTCCGGAAAGCGGTCAAGGCGGGCCAGCACAATTGAACGATGAAGGTGGCAAGGCCATCGATGCTGATACGATGAAGCAAGCAGAGATGCTTGGCCGTGCTGGTGACGTTGCTGGGCTACAGAGATTGTTTGCGCAACGCGGTTACAAGATGAGCGGACCTGCTTGTGGTATCGTCGCTAGTGGCTATGTGAAGTCCGCAGGGTTCAAGCCTCCTCCCGGAGGCGCGATTGCTACGTCTTGGCACAAGTGGGGAGAAGCCTCAACCAAGGAAGGGATTAATGAACCTGGGCGTCCGTTTGGTAGTATGGTAGCAACATATTGGCATGGCCGGTATGGCGGGACGCAAGGACAAATTTTAGCTCCCGGTGCTAGAGGTGGTCACGTTATGACTATCGTTCCTGGTACATACGATCCTAAGACAAACACCGCAGACATGGTTGATCAATATGGCTATAGTCACGGCAAGCGGACCTTGAATGATCTTGATATTCGTTATGCTGGAGCCGAAGCGGTTGCAGCGGTAGAGGCAGCAAGAGGCAACCAAAGGAATAAAGTTGATCAGGCTATAGCTCCTAAAAGCGATGTGTGGAGTAAAGCATCAACAAGCGTCAATATCAATTTGAACAATGTTCCACCGGGAGTGAAGACTGACGCAGATATTGATGGCGGTGTGTTCAAGACCTTAAAACTCAATCGCAGCAATCAAGTGGCTTATGAATAATGGCTCAGGAATTTGATGCTGATTCAATGTTGGCCTTTATAGGTCAACTCGGCAAAGAGGTTGATAATTTAAAGACCAAGATCGCCGGTCTCAATGAGGCTGGTGGTAAGGGTACTAACAATTTGACCAATGAGTTTGCCCGTTTTGGTCAAACTGTAGAGCGTTATACGCGTGGTCCAATTAAAGCGATGGATGCGGCTGTCGCCGGTCTAGCCAAGACGTTGGCTGGTGCTGGTGGCTTAACGCTCAGCTTTGCTGGTGTAGCAAAGGCACTTGATCAGTTTGCTGTAGGCGAATTGCGGGTGCGGAATTTTGCAACCAATACTGGCTTCAGCATTGGTGCGATTAAGGATATGCGAGTACAACTAGCTGCGGCTGGTATTGATGCGGGTGAAGCGGCTGGTGGTATCGGCAGCATAGGTTCTAAGCTACAAGAAGTTTTGGCATTACAGGAGACATCGGGATTTTATAGAACATTACAAGCCAGTAGTCCCGCGTTGGCTGAACAAGT